CATAACTTCAGGTATGCTCATAAGGTCATACCTGAAGCTTGGCTCTTAGAAGCCAAGGAGAGCAACTAAAGGGGCGGCTTCGGCTGCCCTTTTTTTACTCAAACAGGGACATACGAAATGCTGATAGAACGAAAACACCCATTTACTGGGGTGGTTAACATTAAACAAATACCAGTAACACACGAGCAGCTAGAGGATTGGGAAAGTGGCACTCTGATACAGGATGCAATGCCAAACCTATCACCATCAGATCGAGAGTTCATTAAGACTGGTTTAGTCGATGAGGACTTTGGTTGATGGCTGCTAATATAGAATTACTAGACAGTGAATTTGTCACGCACATACCGTGCGAGGTCTGTGGATCTAAAGACAATGCTGCTATCTACAGCGATGGTCATACCTACTGCTTCGGCTGTGCTAGCTACGGTCAGGATGAACACGCTATAGATATTACCACACCAGCTACTCTCAATACTCCGCTAATCAGTGGCGCCTTCAAGCACCTATCGAAGCGTAAGATAACAGAAGCCACATGTCGTAAGTTTGGCTATCAGGTGGGCGTCCAGCATGGCGACACAGTACAGCTGGCAACCTATCGCAACGATAAGGGTCAGCCAGTCGCGCAAAAGGTCAGAGCAAAAGATAAGAAGTTCTCTATCGTCGGTGACGCTAAAGCTATGACCTTGTTTGGATCACACTTGTGGTCAAAAGGTAAAAAGATCGTGGTTACCGAGGGTGAGATAGACGCTATGTCAGTCTCCCAGATACAAAACCATAAGTGGCCTACGGTCAGTCTGCCTAATGGTGCAGCAGCTGCCAAGAAGGCTATTATCAAGAATTACGACTACCTGTGTTCTTTTGAAGAAATCATCTTGATGTTCGATGATGATCAGGCTGGTCGTGATGCAGCGCTTGAGTGCGCTGAAGTGTTGCCGGTAGGGCGTGTTAAGTTAGCGAGTTGCGCCCCTCACAAGGATGCAAATGAGTCGCTTGTGGCCGGTGATGTTCAATCGGTAATAAACGCGATCTTTCAAGCCAAAGACTATAGGCCAGATGGGATCGTGACAGCCACCGACCTCAGAGGTCAAATTGGCGTCTCTGAAGCTGTCTCGGAGATTATCTACCCATACACTAAGCTCAACGACATTACGAAGGGGCTTAGGCTCGGTAGTTTGGTCGCTATTTGCGCTGGATCTGGGGTCGGTAAGTCTACCTTCGTCCGTGAGATTGCATACCGGTGCCACGTCGATGGATTTAAAATTGGTATGCTCATGCTCGAGGAAACCGTAAAGAGATCTGCTGAAGGTCTCATAGGAATTCACCTTAACAAAAACATCACCGTCGACCCTGATCAGACTAACAGAGATGAAATTGTTGAGGGCTTAGATGACCTAACGAAAGACAACCAGTTCTACCTATTTGATCACTTTGGTTCGACCGATATGGAAACGATCGTCAGTCGCATTCGATACATGAATAAGGCGATGGGCTGTCAGGTCATCATGTTGGATCACATATCGATGCTTGCCAGTGGATCTCTGTCTCAAGGGGTAGCTGACGAACGACGCTACGTGGACGACATCATGACGACGCTCAGGACACTGGTCCAAGAGTTGGACATATGTCTGATCGTTGTCTCTCACCTAAGACGCCCACAAGGCGACAAAGGACATGAGGGTGGTGCATCTGTATCCCTTAGCCAGCTTCGAGGATCTCATTCGATAGCCCAGCTGTCAGACACATGCATCGGCATACAGGTCGACCCTGAAGATCCTACCAGTGGCAAGCGATACGTGAGCATTCTTAAGAACAGACACACTGGCGAAGTAGGGCCAGCTGGTGTCCTAAAGTACGATCGAAAAGCCGGTCGTTTAATCGAAGTCGACGAAGACTTCTCAGACTTGGAGTTCTGACATGGCAATACGTCCATTTGACCAGTCTGAAAGAAATCGAGCTACAGAAAGAAGGAAAGCAAACATGGTACCTAAACCAGAGAATTACCCTTGGCCTTTAACAATGAACGATTATCAGGCCGACGCAGCAGCCACCATGATCTACAAGTGGAAGGTCATTTACCCAGCGCTTGGTCTTGCCAGTGAGGCTGGAGAGGTCTGCGATAAGATCAAGAAGATGATCAGAGATCAAAACATAAAGTTTGATGGCTCCGAGAAACTAACAGACAGTCAACGAGCTGACATAATATTCGAGCTAGGTGACGTGCTTTGGTATGTTGCGGCTCTATCGAGAGACTTAGGTGTGAGCCTGAACGAGCTGGCACATATGAACATCGAGAAACTAAAGATGCGCCAAGAGCGCAACAAGCTGTCAGGATCTGGCGACAACAGATGACACGCTGGATATTCGACTTGGAGTCGGATGGTCTACTTAAAGAAATGACGAAACTACACTGCTTAGTTTTAAGAGATGCAGATACCAACGAAGTGAGAGCATACCACGGTAAAGACATAAGGGACGGACTGTTCCTACTAAGGTATGCTGAAGAAGCTATCGGTCACAACATCATTGCGTTTGATATACCAGCGATCCAAAAGCTGTACCCTGACTTTGAGATATTCGGTCGGATTACAGACACCCTTGTACTCTCAAGATTAATAGCAACGACGCTAGCTGAGAAGGACACCATAAGATACCACAAAGACCCTGAGAGCTTCCCTCGTAAGCTTGTAGGCTCCCACAGCCTCAAGGCTTGGGGTCTTAGACTTAAGAACCTCAAAGATGACTATGACGGTGGCTGGGCAGAGTACTCACAAGAGATGCTCGACTACTGCATACAAGACACCGGAGTTACCTTAGATCTCTATAAGAAGCTGATGTCAGCTGGCTTTAGTCAGCAATCGATCGACCTCGAACATCTAATGGCTGTCATATGTGACCGGATAGGTAACAACGGCTGGACGTTTGATAAGTACAAAGCTCAGGTTTTGTATGGCAAGCTGGCTCAAGAACGAGCCGAGATTGAGCAGGGACTCGAGAAACTCTTCGAGCCTTGGGAAGTCTCCGAGACCTTTATACCTAAGAGAAACAATAAGACGCTCGGGTATATCAAAGATAAACCTTTTGAGAAAAAGAGGACCATCCATTTTAACCCCAGCAGCCGACGTCACATCGAGCATTGTCTCCGGTCTAAATACAACTGGAAACCTAAGAAGTTTACTGACGGTGGTCATGCTCAAATCGATGAGACTGTCTTGGGTCAACTCGACTATCCCGAAGCCCAGCAGCTGGCTAGATACTTCATGCTTCAAAAGCGTATCGGACAGCTCTCTGAGGGCGCTCAGGGGTGGCTAAAGAAGGTTAATGATGATGGGCGTATCCGTCACACAATAGTACCCTCTGGGACCATCTCAGGACGTGCCAGCCATAGGAACCCAAACCTAGCTCAGGTGCCAAAAGTCGGACTCGAGTTTGGCAAAGAGTGCCGTGATTTATTCACTGTGCCAGAAGGCTGGTGTTTACTTGGAAGTGACCTTTCATCTTTGGAGCTTCGTTGTCTTGCTAACTACCTCAATGATGGTGGTGAGTATGCCGAGCAGATCCTCGATGGTGACATCCATACATACAATCAGAAAGCTGCTGGTCTTAAGACAAGAGACCAAGCGAAGACATTTATATATGCCACGATGTATGGCGGTGGTGACCAGATGATTGGCAAGATAGCCGGTGGTAATGCCAAGCTAGGCAAGCAGCTCAAAGCTGACTTCAATAAAAACATTCCAGCCTTTGGAATGCTCCTAGCAAAACTAAAGAAAGCACATGAGCGTGGACACTTGGTCGGACTCGACGGACGTAAGTTGTACGTCAGGTCAGAACATAAGTTGCTCTCACAGCTGCTGCAATCAGCAGGGGCAATCATTTGTAAGCAGTGGGTCGCATTAGTCGACCAAGAAATCAACGAGCAGTACGGATCAGAACAGGCTTACATCGTCGGGTGGATACATGACGAGATCCAGATTGCTTGCAAGACAGAAGAGGTAGCCAATGGGATCGGTAATATCACTGAACGAATGGCGCGAAAAGCAGGAGAAACTCTCAAAGTTAAAATCCCCATCGGAAGCGAATATTCCGTGGGAAGAACTTGGGCTTCTACCCACTGAGGTAACGGAACAGATCGAAAGTTTTATGTCCTGTTACATCACCCTCGATAGAGCATGGAGAAAACCATTTAAGGTGAAATCCACGTTTGCCCGTGAGGGAGCGTTCTACGTGGCGCTATGTGCCTCAGAGCATTTCATAACCACCAACATTGCTGAGGACACTTGGGGTGATCGATGGACGATTACTGAAGTCGGCATGGAAGCAAAGAGAGAGCTAGATTATGTTATTAAGCAGATTATTGGAACAAGCACCAAGCCCCCAAGCGGTCGCCCTAATTGATGGTGACCTATACTTGTATCGAGCGTGTGCAGCAGCCGAAGAGGAAATCGACTGGGGCGACGACATCTGGTCACTACTGACAGATCTCAAAGAAGCCAAAAAGATCTTCCAGACGTTCATAGACAACATTTGTGATGAGCTAGACACTGGCAATTTTATTATCGCCTTGTCCGACAAGCACAACTTTAGACATGAGATCGAACCTAGTTACAAAGGCGGTCGAAAGAAGGTCAGAAAGCCAGTTGGCTACAAGGCCATGAAGGATTGGATTAAGGATACCTACCGCTGGGTGCAGACACCAATGCTCGAGGCTGACGACGTCTTAGGCATTTGTGGGTCTGCCCCTAATCATAATGTGATCATGGTGAGCGACGACAAGGATCTGAAGTCAGTCCCTGCGAAGCTCTACAGACCAATGTCTCAAGAGTACCTCGATATATCTGAGGCTGAAGCTGACCGCTTTTTCTTTAAACAAGCATTAACGGGTGATGCCACCGACGGTTACTCAGGATGTCCCTCAGTTGGCGAAAAGACAGCTGAGAAGATCTTGGGTAACCGTCCAGACTGGTCACTCGTCGTTAAGGCTTACGCAGCCAAGTCACTATCAGAAAACCATGCACTTACTCAGGCACGTCTAGCGAGAATACTGCGCTGGGACGACTGGGACGAAAAGAACCAACTTGTCAAACTATGGGAGCCAAAGAAATGAGAGGATCAATAAAAAGATACCAAAGTCCACCAATGATGCAACATTGGATATTAAAGAACTGGGCCGAATACACACGCAAGTGCAAAGCGGAATGTAAGAACGTCGCTAAACACACCGGTCACAAGCGCAACAGCTGGACGCATGAACGCAACTCCTACTATGGCAAACCAACCAAGGCCCGTGAGTACCCCAGAGACATTGCAATGGAGAATAGATGCCAGAGGATCGTCGATCTGCATAACGAAGGCGTCAACTGGTACAGGATAGGTGAGATAGTTGGCTATCGAATTCAGAACGTATCGAGGATCTTAAAGAGTAGAGGGTATACACCAAATGTCCTCTAAAATTCCTGGTGATAAACCGGATAAGTACGACGTCGTCTACAAGCCCGATCACTACGCCCAGTACAGTATCGAACCTATCGTTTTCATCATGCAAAACAGACTGCCTTTCCACGTCGGAAACATAGTCAAGTACGTGATGAGAGCTGGCTCAAAGATCTATGAAAATCAAACTGCAATCGAGTCGGAGATAACCGACCTAAAGAAAGCCATCCGCTACTGCGAAATGCGAATAAATTTACTCGAAGGAAAAGACCCAAATGAAATATAATAATGTTGCTCTCCCATCAGACTATCAATCGTTTATCCATGCTTCACGCTACGCCCGTTGGAAACCTGAGCTGGGCCGTCGAGAGACGTGGAACGAAACTGTCGATCGATACATAGGTAATGTGGTTGCACCAGCGCTGCACAAGGCTAACGTCCCATATGAAAACCTAGTCGAGGTACAGAACGAACTTCGAGAAGCAATCTTATTACATGATGTCTTACCTTCGATGCGATGTCTCATGACAGCTGGACCAGCTCTCGATCGAGACAATACAGCTGGCTACAACTGCAGCTACACACCGGTCGACCATAAGCGTGTCTTCGATGAGGTCTTGTATATTCTCATGTGTGGCACCGGTGTCGGCTACAGTGTCGAGAGAAAGTACACAAGCTTCTTACCTATAGTGCCTGACTTCCTACTTAAGAAAGATCTGACGATAGGTGTCGAAGACAGCAAAGAAGGGTGGGCTGATGCATTCCGTCAGCTGATCGATGAGCTATACGCTGGCTCTATTCCTAAGTGGGACGTATCCAAAGTACGACCAGCTGGTGCCAAGCTCAAGACCTTCGGTGGTCGTGCTTCTGGCCCAGATCCCTTAGTCAGTCTCTTTGAGCATACAATCGAGATCTTTAAGACAGCTGCTGGACGACAGTTGAAGCCTGTCGAGGTTCATTCGATCATGTGTAAGATCGGTGAAGTTGTTGTCGTCGGTGGTGTCCGTAGGTCTGCCATGATCAGTCTTAGTGACCTCGATGACGAAGCCATGAGAGACGCTAAGTCAGGTGAGTGGTGGGAAGACAACCCACACTATGCTCTGGCTAACAACAGTGTTGCCTACGAAAGTAAACCAGAAGCTGTCGACTTTCTTGGCGAGTGGATCTCACTAGCATCCAGTGGATCAGGTGAACGTGGCATCTTCAATAGAGCAGCTGCTCAAACCAAGTGCGAAGCTGAAGGAACCCGAGACCATGAGTGGGAGTTTGGTACTAACCCATGCTCAGAGATTGTCCTTCGAGGAGCCAAGACCAAGCAAGTCTATAACCTAACAAACGAGGAGTGGGACACAGAGATTATACCTGAAACTGGTGGTCAGTTCTGCAACCTAAGTACTGTCGTAGTTAGGGCCGCAGATACAGCTAAAGATCTTCGTCGTAAGATCCGTCTGGCGACGATCCTAGGCACCATACAGGCAACCTTAACTAACTTTCCTTATCTCAGGTCAAACTGGCAGAGAAACACCGCTGAGGAAGCTCTGCTGGGCGTCTCTATGACCGGCATTATGGACAACTTATTGACGTCCGGTGGTCACTCTCTGGCAATGCTGTCGAATACACTGCGAGAGCTGCGTAAAGAAGCTGAAGAGACCAACAAGGAGTGGGCCTACAAGCTCGGGATAAACCCAGCAGCTGCTGTCACTTGTGTTAAGCCCGAAGGAACTTCCAGCCAACTTACTAACAGCGCAAGTGGGATACACCCAAGACACTCAGAGTATTACATCAGGACGGTGAGAGCTGACGTTAAAGATCCCATCACAAGCTTTATGATTGACCAGCAGATACCCAATGAGCCGTGCGTCATGAAACCTGAGTCGACTGTCGTCTTTAGTTTTCCACAGAAAGCTCCTGACAATGCAATCACACGCCACGACATGACAGCTATCGATCAGCTGGAGCTATGGTTAATCTACCAGCGCGACTTCTGCTCACACAAGCCATCGATCACGGTGTCTGTAGCTGACCATGAGTGGCCCGAGGTTGGCGCTTGGGTCTACAAGCACTTCGACGAGATGTCTGGCGTAAGCTTCTTACCTAAGTTCGAACACACGTATCAACAAGCGCCATACCAAGATTGTACAGAAGAAGAATACAATCAGATGTTCTTAACGATGCCAGCGTTTATCGATTGGGATGAGTTGTCTAGCTTTGAGAAGTCCGAGGATACAACCCGAGGCACACAGACACTAGCTTGCACCGGTGAAGTGTGTGAGATCGTAGACATCGAAGCAGCTGCTTAATGATTACTTACTACACTGCGCTGGTCTTCAGTTATTACCTCGATAGCCGAGAGGTAACTGTCACCATGCTGCTCAAAAGTATGGAGCAATGCCAGCAAACACTCGAGGCTACCAATGACCTATACAACTACATTGGTGACAATGTGTCAGGCTACGACCAACACATGTACTGTGAGCA